GAAGCCATTTATAAATTGGTTTCATAAAATAATAGCCAGAAAATGACATATCAGCACTGAACATTTCTTTGCATTCTTCTTCGTGCAAAAGTGGAAATCCTTTAATGTTTACCATTGTTTTTAAATTAAATTGTTAAGCCAAACCAAGAAAAAACGGCTTATAACAGTGGTTTGGCAAAATACCGCCACAAGCCTTTGTACTATAATTCAACATTTGTGCAAGGCGGTACTTCGCCAGGCCACCAACCGTTATAAACCTTCCCACTCCTCCACCAACTCCATTACTCTCACAAATTCACTTGCTTTCATTTCTAAGTGTTCACCTACTATGTAAGCAAAAGAACTATCTAATACTGGCTTTCCGTTGCGTTTGTCGTGCTTGTAATAGTTATTGCAAATGAAATGTAATTTGTCTCTTTTTTCTTCCTTTACTTCTAACCTTGTTACAAAAAAAGTTCCTAAGCTGCATTTATGCATAATTTTTAGTTTTTGGTTATTGTTAGTTATTAATCGTTGTATTCAAAATCTTTAATACCATTAGGCAAAGTACTAAAAATTTCTATATTAAATTTTTTAGCATAGTTTTTAGCTTTTCTTTCAGTATCAAATCCCTTAACGCTAAATATTTCTTTAGAATTAAAAAAGTTTAAAAAACTCATATTTTGTATTGTTGTTATAGTTGCTTTCATTGTGTTTTAGTTTATTGGTTATAATGATAGAACAAAGATAAACAAAGTTTTTAATTAATTTTACTTTTTGCAAAGTTTTTTTTAATTGGCATAAAAAAAGGGGCTTTACACCCCTTTCCTTTCATTCGGCTAACTACTTCCGAATAATAACCAAAAACTAACAGATGCCAGCATTGCACTGACAATATGAAAATCTTAACAAAGATAGTTTTATTTTTGTTATTTCAAATAAAAAAGCCTTAAAATTAATTAAGGCTTTAAAAATACTTGTGTTGGACTCGAACCAACGCCAAAAGGAATAAACCTCACACGCTCCAACCTACAAAGCTAACAAGTATTAATTTTTAATAAATCCTAACTTAGAAAAAATCTTTAACTTTTCACCTAAAAACATTCCGCTGCCGAACAAACCAACTAAGCCACCGCCACCCGTTAATGCTTGCGATAAAGTCATATTCCATAAAAAAGTCTTAATAGTTGAAAAGAACTGAAAAACAAAATTTGTTTTAATTTCTTTTCGATTATCACTCTTATTCTCTTTAGCTTCAAATTTTGCCACTTTTACCGCCTTTTTTGCCTCATTTTTGATTGTTTCGGCTTCTTGGCGTGTATCTGCTTCATTTAGCTTTATTTCTGCTTTAGCTTCGATTTTTGCAAGTTTTATATCTTGTTTCGTTTTCGGCTGCTCGATTATAATAGAACCATCTTTTTTAGCTTCGATTAAAGTAGTTAATCGTATTACTTCTTTTTCACATTCGCTTAGTTTCTTTTTTGGAGTTGCAAATAAGGATAGTGGGATTAGTATTAGGATAAGTTTTTTCATTTAATAGGCTCTTTAATTTCTAAATTTATTTTATAAGCACCTATTGAATTATCCCAATAACGAACCCCTATAAATTTATAATTTGTATCAAAAATATTTCCAATTTCGTCAATATGTCCAATTAACGGCATATTTTTTATTCCTTCGCAAATTCTATCTTTACTCATAACATTTTAGTTTTTAGTTATTTTATAATGCAATATTTAACAATTCTTTCATTTTAATTAATAATTCTTTATTTTTATTTTCAAAATATTTGTTTAAAAAATCTATTAAATCTTGCTTTTCTTTTATGTTTAATTTTATTGCATAGTTTTCTCCACGAGCATTATATAAAGATAAATCAACAAAAGGTAAACTACCATGAGTTTTTAATGTTTTTAATTTTACTTCATTTAAACTAATTTCATTAGATATTAATAAAATATTTTTTTGTAAGTCTTCCATAGTTTTTAGTTTACTCAAAGATACTAAAAAGGAACGTCATTATCAATAATAACTTATACTTTTTTGTTAATAGTAGTCGTCATTGCTACACATTGCGCAATAGTTTTCTTGTCATTCGCTATTCTATACCCCTCATTATTGCCTACTTTTATAATACTCAACTTTTTTAAAGTAGTGCAATAGTTGTTATTAGTTGGTAATTTATACAACTCTTTTTTATACCAACCAAAGAAAAACTTTTTATAATAAAAACCTTTTTTAAAAATCATTTTACCGAATTTATAAGACTTAGCGACAAGTTAGCGGAGATTTTAGACGAACTGCCCATTTCTCCTGCGTTCCTCTCTTAATTCACTAAAATGCTCTTTCAATTCATTTTCTGACTTAAAAATGAATGTGCCTATATTGACAGGAAAGAATGAATAATTATTACCATCAAAGTCACTGTGGTATTGCTGAATTTTAGTTTTGTCTTTAGTCACATTTAATACCAATCCTGTGACAACCCCTTTCATAATCTTGTCTTCTTTTGGGTAAAGAATGTAGTCTATACCAGCATTACCCCATGACAAAGCAAATATTTCATCACCGATTGACAAATCAGTAAAAACCTCCGCTAACATCCGTTTTGCGTCAGGCGGGGCTTCGTGGTTAATTGTAGTTTCGTTTTCCATATCAATTTTTGTTGTTAAGTGAATGTTTTGTGCTTCGATTTCCCGCCCGAACGCAAAGCGGAGTGCCGTTATACGCAAGTTTAAAACCAAAAACGGTCAACCAACTTAACGTATTTAATTTCAGGTTTATCAATATTTCCCCAATATGATTTAATTTTCCATTTAGTTTTTGGTTTGGGAAGTGGGAATTTTAACGTGTCCCAATTCTTACTATCGTTTGTGTCTGCAATGAAATGATTAAAATTTGTTACACCGCAATTCATAAAATTACGTGGTATTTGAACGTCAATATAACGCTCACGTTTATTAAAATTCACACTAAAAAACCTGCGTATAACAGCAAGTATATTTAATTGCGGGGTTCGTGCTTCTTGTTCCATTTGTGCTTTTTATTTAAGTTATTACTAATTTGAAAATTTTGTGCTTTTAAGTCCGCAACTAAATATACTTGCGAAACGTTACCAGCAATAGCCGTGCTTCGTAGCATAGTTCCTGCTAATATTGAGGAAAAATAAAGCTTAAATTTTTTTCCTGCGCTCATTTTTGAATTTCTTATAAGTTGTCCATTCGTTTGATAAAGAAACATTCAGTTTTGTAAATGGCAGATACGCTCCACCTTTCATTCCTTTCCCATACCTGAAATAGATATGTATTCCAAAAATTATTAGCCACTTACCGCCCGTATGTTTCCAATCACCTTTCCTAAATGGCACAAACCTTTGATAGTTCAATCGGCACTCTTCCGAATAATCGTGAGCCATTCTAATCAGCATAAACATTTTGTTAATGGCTTCCTCTTTGGTTTTCCCTTGAGCGCATCCGTGCAATCTATCGCCTAATAATTTTTTAGTTTCGTCATTACAGGTAACCACCCACCATTCACCATCATTCACAACGGAAATAGGAAAACTGAATGTTTCTTTATTCTTTTCGTGACTCCACCAACTTATGCGTTCAACTTCCTCTTTGTTTTGGGGGTCGTCCCACCAGTTGTAATTTTCTTTTGCCATCGCTAAAAATTTAAGTTTTATTTTTTGTGCTTCTAATTAAGTTCATCGTATGCTACTGCTGGTAACACCGTATTGTATGCCATGCGAAAAGCACGGCAACAATACTTTTTCGTTAGTGGCAAGTGCTACGTTACTCAATAACACCAGCCTTTTTTAAATTACTGACTATTTGTTGTTCTACTTTGTAAGGTGCTTCTGTTCCAACCTCATACCTAACACCAAGTGATTTTATAAACGTTTCTACTTTATCCCAATTCTGTTCTGAAACTTGCATAGAAACACCACCAGTAGTTATGTTGGCATAATCATTCTTATTATTGGTGTTTATAAAATCAATCACCTTACAAGCATTTTCGTAATTTAATAATCTCAAATATTTTTGCATTTCGTTTAATTTACCGCACCAGCCACTAACAGCGGTTTGGTGCTATTATTTTGCCTATAAATTTTATCTAAGGCTTGAAGTATCCGCAAGGCAAAATAACAGACACCAAGCCGCAAATCGTTACCTACACAAAGGTAAACTAAATTTTATATTTTCGGTAATTTTAGGTAATTTATTTCAAATAAAAAAGCCCTACATTGCTGCAAGGCTTTAAAAAAAGTAAACAAACATGAAATAGAAATACAAATATAGTAAAGTTTTTGGATTGTTATAATTTTTCTAATTCAATTTTTACTTGTTCCCAATAAGAATTGTCAATATTCCATTCTTTTTTATAGATGCTTAATATTTCATTAACTGCAATTAAAGCGCATCTTATTGCCGAATTTTTAAACATATTATTAGTTATTATGCACGGATTACTATCTTGACTGCATCCACTCATTGTGATATATGTTGATTCAAACATAGTGCATAAATCAATTGCCTTTTCTTTCGGTGTCATAATTTTAGTTTTTGATTAGATGCAAATATAAGCAAAGTATTTTAAATAAAAAATGTGTCGAATTCGACACCTTTAAAATTATTCAATAGTTAATGTAAATTCATTTGGTAAAAGTGCCAAAAGTTCTTTCATTTTATCTTTTGAAGCCGTTACATCTTTATATCCATCTTTGTTTATATCTAAGTGAGCTTTACCTACTAACACACAACCAAGTATTTGTGTATGGTAGTTCCCGTTGTGAATTAAAATAAAACTTCTATTAGGTACATCGGTAATATGAAAGTGGTTTCCATATTTTTGTGAAAATCTGCGAACTACTTTATAACTTCCTTTAGGTATGCAGCTTATTTTAGGTGCGTTGTTTTTATCGGCTAATTCAAGTGTTTTAGCAACTTCTTTGCCGTTGTAATACATTAAGCCCAATGTTTGCTTATCGGTGTGTTCAATTCGTTTTATCGTTACCATATTTACTAATTCTAACATTATTTCATTAAAGTTCTTATTTCGTTAATTGCTTTACGCATTTCGTCTTTAGCATAAGCATCAATTTCATTTTCTTCAATTTCAAAATCAAAGGCAACAAAAAAGAATTTTTCAGGCATTTGCTTAACCAAATAGCATACGCTTGTTTTAATCCCTTGAAGTTCAAAAATAGCTTTTAAATGTCTTTCTAAATCTTCTGTTTTGATAATTACCTTTTTTTCTTGTATCAAAGGTTGTATTACTTTTTCTTGATACTCAATGCCTAACACTTGATTATTGAAACTTGAACGCCATGATGTAGGGTAAATTATAGTTCCATAGATGCTATCGCCTGCCATTATACGCATTCCAGAATTGTGTACTTTTATTAAAACGGCTTTTTTAATATCCTTAATAGTTGCCATTCTTTCTAATATTTCACTAATCTTAGGGTTTGTATCAACTGCCCATTTAACATTGTCAGTCTTAAATAGTTCCTTTATTTCGTTTCTATAATTGTTGATTATTGCAGCTAATACAATAAAAATTCCGCTTATAATTGCAGTTAATGGTGTCATCTAAATATTTTTTTTAATCCCTCAAATAATAAACCTTGCGAAGTTACACCTAAAATGAAATATTTAAAATAAATACTTACTTCTGCAGTAATAGGTAGTAAAGTTTCAATCGTTAAAAAGAAATCATTTGTAAAAGCTATTGAAATAAAAGCCGTTAAAAAATGTAGTGAAACATCGTACCAATTATCAGTAATCCAAAACTTTAAATTAAACTTTTTAGGGCCTCTAATAACGCCTTTATCTTTCCTATCATATTTCAAGTACTTAATAAACAACACCCCAAGCCCCATACAAAATAAGGCTTGTGTTATAAATGATATTGTAAGTCCTTCAAACATTAAAAACTAACCTCGCATGGTAAGTATCTATTGCCGTTGTCGTCTGCAATAGCATCAGTTTCTAACAACGTAACTGGGATTTCAATTTCTGTTACGCCCTCAAAATAAACGCTTACATCGTAGCCGTTATTTAATGCAGTTGTAAAATCATCAGTAATAACGCCTTTTGTTAATCCTAAAATGTACAATTTGTCATCCTCATTTTCTTTTGAAAGTTGAACAACTCTAATCGGTGTGCTAATTGGAATATTCATAATTTTATTTTTTAATTTGTTAAGTAATCTTGTAATTTAATTAAAGCCCAATTTAAAGCTTCTTGATTTGTCCAAGTTTCAGAATATTTAAAACCATAAAGAACAACATTATATCTAGATGTTCCATAAGTTAGTATTACTTCAACATCTGCAATCTCATCTATAATATTATCATTGACGCGAAGAACTTCTATTGAGTTCGGTTCTATTTCAAGTGTTCCAAATTGCTCGGGGAATGTGTATTTTTCCATATCTTTTAAGTTAATGAACTTCCGTTCCATGTGAATACTCTGTATAGCATCGCTCTTGCTGCCGTTGTTGGCGATAGTTGTACACTTAAAGGATCTCCGTGTGATTGAAAAATTGCATTACCACCTGAGATTGTAGATGAAGTATAAAACCTATTCGTAAATCCACTTACGGCAATGTTAAAAGGCGCACCATTAAAACCACTTGATAAACTTAGATTGCTAATTGTGTTTCGCATATTCTCATTAATCAAATAAAACCCACTAAATCCCGAACAAGTATAAGGCGCATTTAAACACCAATCCGTTCTATTTCTTGTACCAGTAAAGTTAGAAAAAGGACTATAACAATAGCCAATCACTTGATTACTTCCGCACGCCCACGTACTCCAATCAATTACAATATTGTTAGCGTATGTTTGCCCCCCTAAAGTATCGGTAAATCGGTTAGTGTTACCAAATCCATTATTATACGGCAAAGTAGTAAAGTTTACTAACCTACCAAATCTAATGCTCCCATCGTCATTCAAAGCATAACTACTTGTTTGCCCTGTTTGCGTTGGCATTGCTCCCATCATTGTAGGTGGGTTGGGAACTACTATTATTTTACTTGCATTTGATTTTATTACTCCGCTTTCAATTTCGCTATCATTTTCATACTTTACTAAATAACTTGCGTTTGGTGCTACTATATTAGAACTTGCACCGCTTGCAATTGTGCCACTTGATAAAGTTGTTCCACTTGTATCTTTTAAAGTATAACTTGCATCTTCACAATTTCCACCGCCAACATTAACTATTATGTTATTGCCTGCAAAAGTAGCGTCAATATCGTTACCATCTTGGTCTTTTAAAGTTAATTCTAAATCAACGTTTGCAGCTTGAGTATAACGCAAAACATCATTAAAATAAACTTTTACTTGGTTTAGGTATTCAACGCTTTCCGTATCTAAACAAAAACCCCTATTGACCTGTATATTTAATCTATATTCAATGGATAATAAGCCGTTGATTGTTAGCTTTTCAGCAATCGGGATTTCTTCATAGCTAATTACTTCTAAATAAGTAACCCCACTTTCAAAGTTTAGTTCTTTTATCCACTCAATAAAATAATCACGTAACTCATTTTGTTGCGTAACTATCCAATCACGTTGGTATGCTTCACTTTCTACCTTGATTTCATCGTAGTAATTAGTCATTAAGTAAACCTGCAAAGATAATTCATTATGAGGATCTGAAATCGTGCCACGTTCGCCTGTATATTGCCAAGCTAAGCATGGCATGGTTTGATTAACTAACTCGTTTGTGTCCGCTAAAGTTTCAATCTCAGTATAAGTCAGCCCTGCATCAATAGCTTTATCTCTTATCCTGTCTCTAATATCAAGTAAATTCATTACATTACGATTATCTTGTTAATGATATTAAGATATTCTACTTCGCCTTTCCATAAAGCGGGTTTATTTTCATTTAGCCATTTAATAGCTTGTTTTCTGTAACTTTCAACTAATTGCATAGCTTCGCGTTTAACTTGGTTTGGGTCTGCAATAGTTTCATTGCTTCCGTTTGCAGTTTGTGCGCCTTTATTGCCTGTTTTAACGTGAACGCCCATGATTACTTGCGCCCTAACTGCGTGTGCAATCAAAGGTTTAATAAATGTTAATAGGTTTGTATAATCGCCAGGAGTTGAAACAACATCATCGTATAATTCAGTACCTAAAAAAGACATTACTTGTTCCCATTCAACTATCTGAATAACATTATCTTTAACGCTATTTATATCGAAATTAGCATTAAATGCAAGGCTCTTAATTTCTGCTTTCGTTGCTATCATAAACCATAATTTTTGCTTGGTCTTTACTTATACCCATTAATACCAAAATTGCTTCCGTTGCTACTAATCCTATTGTAGTTTTATTTTTAAGTAAATCCGCAATAGTGCCTACTTCATTTATGGCATTTAAAGGACTTGCATTGTTGAAAGTTACATCAACATCTTTAAACTCGGGATATGCTTTTAGCCATGCTTCATAAATCAAATATTGCTCATTTCTTATCATTCTTTCGGCAAGTTCCCATTCGTTTCTCAACTGTTGATTGTTCCCTAAAGTTCCTGCACTTTCCAACCCTGCTAAACTTCTAAACCAATTACAAGCCTTAACAATATTGTTTTCTACAAGTTTTTGAAGGTCTAAATAAGAACCCTCTTTGTCAATTGGATAAATTGTGTATTCGGGTGGTGTTATTTCGCCACTCTTAGGAACTATTAAAGCCTTACCACTTCTACCATTAGAAGTGCCTTTGATTTTATTTTCTAACTTTCTTCTTTGTTCTTCTAATTTTTCAACGTCGTTAATGTCCCCAAAATCAAACAATAATATAGAAGACAATGTAACGCCATTTTCAAATTGATTAGCATTGTATTGACCTATTAAACTTTCTACTTGTGCATCGTAAAAAGCACCGCTCCAAATTGGAAAAGGGTAATCTTGTGAACCACTTTCATATTCCATAATAGGAATAATGCGTTGTTGCGCTTCAAATTCTTTATCTCCTATCATTACTTTAACACTAGTGTATTGAGGGAATAAAGCAACTACTTCAACTTCTTTTTTTGTATCGTTCCAATCTTGACAAATTGCAACTTCACTTGGCTTGTCGCCTACATAATCAACAAAACGCACTTGAGATGCGTCTACGTGAAAACATTGTACTAAATCATTGAATTTCATTTCACGAATAAAGCCATATCCAAATGTTTTTCTATCTTTTGAAACTCTTTTTACAAACTCGTACCAATCGTATTGAGTGTTAAAATCCTTAGTAAGTTTATTTTGTAGGTCGTCGTTTTCGGTTTCAATTTCTCCATAACTTACATATCCTGCAAAACTATTAATAACACTTTTCAACGTGCTACTTTCTTTGGCTAATTTAGCCACTAATTGAGGAAAAAGGTTGTTAGCAGTAGTACTAACAACCTTAACCCCTTTTTTACTTGTAGTGCGTTTTACTTCGGTAAAAGATGGCAATTGTAGCACATCATTTTTAACCTCAATAAAATTACCTACACTATTATTTTGTTTTTTCTTTTGCATCGGTTTTCGCCTCTACTTTAACTTCAATTTTTTCTACAAACTTAATCATTTTAGGCAAGTTTAAGGCAAGGCTTAAAGCTGCAATAGTGTTCGCACTAATTTTCTTAGTGTTAATTACTCCATATCCTTTTATGTGTAGGATTTGGTTTTCATATTCTGCCTTATACTTCCACATATTAAACGCTTGTAGCTGCAATTAATTCCGCTGCAATTGCTGCTGGAGTTGTTGCTGTTGCTCCCGAAATACCTGTCAAAATTCTGCAAAGTTCGCTTTGTTCTGCCATCATTGAGAATGATGTAAGATTAGCGTCAGTTTTTGCTCTACCTGTTGTAGTTTCTGCCGTTTGGAATCGTGCAAAAGCTTCATCTCCACTTATTGCATCCCAACCTACAAAGATAAATTTATCATCGTATGTACGTGCTACCATGTATTGTTCACATGATTTGCGGATTGCTTCTAATTGAAATAATTGTTCAGCTGTTGGATTTGGAACTGCAAAGTTTACTACTACTTCATTTTGTTGTTCCATTTTTTGCGTTAATTCACACTCACCACGTTTGAACTCAATTTTACCAAATCCATTGCCTGCCGTAGCAAATACAATGTTAGTAAGTGAGTGTACAGAGTTTGAAGCTGTTAAACTATCGACGTCCGCAATTGGGATAGTGTATAATTCTTTAACGCCTGCCGTTTGTGGGCAATTTAAATTCGCGCCTTTTGCTAATGCTAATGATGCTGCCATTTTATTTATATTTTTATTGTGTTTAAAAAAGGGGCGCTATTAACGCCCCGTTAAATTTATGCAGGTCTGTAAACTAAGATGTCTTTATCGTTAGTGATATTTACGTCAAACGCATAATCAACTCTATAACGAGTAACATAATCTAAATTTTTATCTGCCATTGGCAAAATAGCTGCTTTGTTCCATTCGGCATTTAAAGCCGTTCCAAAGTGTAAATCACTTGTTTTAGCACCCATTAAGAAATTAGACTTAATGTAAGGTAATTCAATTAATCTACGACCTAAGAAGTCCATTTCTTTTGCTCCAATAAAGTAAGAACCTGAACCTGTTGCAATGTTTGCTTGTGCAAATCTATAAGCATCACCAAACAATGAGTCAGCAAACAACATAAATGTAGGGTCTTTTTTCATAATCTTGTTAATGCCTCTGTAAACTCTTGTTAATACTGAAATTGCATTTGAGGCATTTACAAAACAAGCTTTCGCTGAATTGGCAGTATATGTCCCTGTGTATCCAGAAGTGTCCAATCCTACTGTAAAAGTAGTTGAACTTACAATCGTAATAGCATATTCTCCGTTTACACCTGTAAAACTTCCACCTGCACCACCTACAATTGTAATAATATCTCCATCATTTAAATTTGCGGTGCTTGAAACGGTAAATACTGCATCACTTGCAACAGAAATAGCAGATATTGATAATTTATCAACGCCTACTTGTGGAGCTAATTTATTAACTGATGAACTCGCTTCTGCTTTAGCAAATAAACCAGTTACTACTGCCGTTGATGCAGAGTTTGTAACGCCTGATAATGTTGCAGCATCAACCGAACCATGCCAAATTGAAGCATCAATAAAAGCACCATTTCTTAATGCATTTTGTTGTACGATTGCTTCTTCAATAGTTTCAGGTAATTCAAAATCACCCATTCTTCCTCTTGGTTGTTGCGATGCAAACCAAGTAGCATTTAAATTAGACGAGTCATACTCTTCCATAATAGCAAATGCTTGAGGGTCTAAGTATTTTTCGCCAATAGATGTACCATGTGCAGAAGCAGTAAAAGCAGCAACGCTATCTTTTACAATTAAAGATTTTGACAAAGTAGGTACTACCATTCTTTTGTCAATATTAGTGTGAACGGTGATTAAATTGTTGTCAATTGTTTCGCCCGCTAAAACGGTTTGAGCAATTACCTCTTGTAACGCTTCGCCCGCATAAGTATTTGGTGATACGGTAATTTGTGCCATTATTTATTTAATTTTTGAGTGTTATCTAAATGTTTTTTCCAAGTTGGTGTTTTAATATCATTCTTTGGAGTTTCTTTTTTTACATTGTCTGGATTCAAAGCGTTTTTAATTACTTCCGTAACTTCTGCTTTTACCAAATTAGCAATGATTGTTTCTTGAGTTTCTGCAACTTCTTCTACTTCCGTAGTTTCCGTTACTTCTTCTACTTCTTCAACATCTTTCGCTGCTTCCAACTCATCAACTTTATTTTTGAAAGTTGCTAAGTCATTTTTTAATTGCTCATTTTCTGTTTTTAAATTTTGGATAGTCGTTTCAGCATCTTGTTTTTTTTGCTTTCCCTCCCACCAATTTTCAATCACATCTAAGAAGCCTTTTTTTTCTGTTTCTTGCATAATTTTTGAATTTTGATTAATAATATTTTTAGGGGCTAATAAGCCCTTATTTGTGAAATCTTCGGGTTTGTAGTTTGATACTTTTTTAGGCGTCCACTCATTACCCACAAAACCAAATTCTTTGGTTTCGTTAAATGTTAGCCATTCGCCATGCCCGCCGTTACGCTCCATTAAATCGTTTAAAGTTTCTTGAGTAACTCCCAAATTTAAATATGCTTGCTCTGCTGCTTTTTGCCATTTACCCAAATTTTCAATAGCATTTTTAAGGTCGTTTTCGTTTCCATAAACTCCTAACATTGGCTTATGTACTAAAAATAAGCCCGTATTATCCATGTAGATATTTTCGGGTTTTGCTGCACTTGAAATAATGGTGGAACTACTTGCGTTAGCACCTCTTAAATATACATTTATTTGTGCATCTGCTTTTTGTAATTGGCTATAAATAGATAATGCTGTTGCTAAATCTCCACCCAAACTTTCTAATGTTACGTTAATAACATCTACTTTTAAAGCTGAAATATCATTAAGTAGTTTAGCTATATTTTTAGATGTATTGGCTTTATACTCTTCGTAAGTATCAGCCCACCAATTATACCCAATATCGCCAACAATTTCTATATCAGCTTCTTTGCCTTTGTTTATAACGTTAAATACTTGTGCCATATAGCACAAAAGTAAATAGCACTATTTATAAAAATAATAAATTAATTGCATAGCTTCATTATATGGCTTGTACTTTTGCCATACTTCTTTGCAAGTTTATCGTATATCTTCATTAATGGTAAACCGCTAGATAATTGGTTTCTAAAATCTTGCTTTATAACATTTTTTATTGCTTCCTTAGTCAATCCACCTTGATTAGCTATTTCTAAGCATTTATCAATAAGTTCTTGCTGCTTCAACATTGTTTACTTTGTTTTGGGTTTTTCTTAAATCGGTTTCAACTAAAATAACTCTATTTTCTTGACTTGTAATTGATTCAGCCAAAGCCCCTACTCCTTGTCTAACTTGTGAAGACATTGAACCACTCGCAACGGGTGCAACAAATCCACCCTCTGCAAAAAGTTTAGGTATTTTCATTGTGTTTATAGCTTTCATAAAGTCTGTACCATAATGTTTTACGGCTTTTTTGTTTTGAATAAACTCTCCTCCCTCTGCTTCAAAACCTCCACGACCCTTAACGGTAAAAGGTACGCCACCTTTTGAATGTGGTGCGCCTTGAATAAGTCCACCATCTTCAAACTTTTGCGATTCAATTTGTTTCATATTTGCAGCATAAACGCCCGTTAAAACTCCACTTGATAAAGCTCCTATTACTAAGTTTGCAGGATACCCAAATTGCATTGCTTGCGCAATAGCATTAATTAATCCAGTAAGGTAGTTAACCGTTGCGCTTGCTTTTTGTAATTTCTTTTGCTTTTCAAATCCCTCTTTACGTATTTTTGTTTTTTCTGATTCTGCTTGTTGTTCGCTAATCGTTCCTTGTTTTAACGCTGCGTCAATTTTTGCAACTCTCTCTTCTGTTTGTTGTGCTACTCTTTGATTAGCATTTGATAAAATAGTTTGTATTGCATCAACTGCTGCTTGATAACCTGCTTTTATTGCTTCTACTTTTTCGGGGTCTATTCCTAAGCGGTCTGCTAAACTTTTTGGTGCGTTAGGGTCTGCTACTACTGAAACTTTTGGCGTTGTGCCATCTGTTGCAGCCTTAAAATCTTCTATTGCTAATTCAGCTTCTTTTAAATTATCTAATAATTTTTGTTTATCTGTATCATTTAGGACATTATCTAATATACCAAACTTTTCATTTTCTGCGCTTAAATCTAAAATTCCTTTAATTTCAGCAATTGTAGATTCCATATTTTCTATGGTTAAATCGTTTTGCTCTTTTTGATATTGTGCCATTAAAGCCTTTTTCGCTTCCTCATTATTACCTAAAGCATTTAAATCTTCTAAGTATTTAATTTTTAAATTCATACTATCTTCAATCAAATAATCTTTATTTTCTTGAAGTTGCTTTTCAATAGTAGATAAATTTAATTTACTTACGTTGTCATTATATTCTTGTTGTATTTTAAACCTTGCTTTTAGTTCTAATTCAGTCATTTGGGTAAAGTCTTTTACAAGCCCAAATTCTTCTAATTGTGCTTGCATTTGATTAGCCAACTTTTCCTCATCTGTTGCAATAAATTCACGAATTTTGTCTAATCTTTCTAACTCACCTTGATTGATTGCCGTGTAATAATCTTGGGTCAATTTAATTTTTGCTGCTAATTCGTCTTTACTAAGTTTTGCATCATCTCTATTTAGTTTTAATAGCTTTAACTTTTCATCAAGTTCGAACTTCAATTGCTCATTTGTTGTACGATTAATTTCTGCAATACTTGCAAGCCTATCTTTTTCTAAGTTTATAGCTTCTTGAATAAGTGCGTTTTGTTCTTTTTTAAGACCGCTTAACGTATTTATATTTTCTATACGTTTATTTTCTGCCATGTCTTGAATATTATCTAATTCACTTTGCATTTCTGCCATTTTTTTATCATCGATTCTTTTTTGGTCTGTTCCTTTTTGTTGTAATTTTAATTGTTCAATTTTTAATAATAATATTTTTTCTTCTTCTTTAGAATATTCTTCTGTTAGTTTTATAATTTCTTTTGCTGCGTCTTCACGTTCTTTAAATGATTTTGAAGTATCTTTTGTTATCATCAATAAAGCACTTTCTTTATCTTCATATTCGTCTTTTAATTTAATTAGGTTTATCTCTCCTATCTCAATTTGCTTTTGCAATGATGCTATTTGCTGACCTTTTTTAATAGCTTCATTAAAAAACTCTTTTGTTTCTTTCACGCCGCTTTTAATTTCATCATTAAAAGTAAAAGCACTTAAAAAGTTTTTACCTACTGATTTGAAGTCTAAATTAATAATAGACATAAATAAGTCTTTAACGGCTTGTATTCTTTTGCTTATTTGATTTTCTATTACATCGCCAACGGCACTTAGTGCTTTTTGAGGATTAGTAAAAGCGTCAACCAATGCAGTTCCTAAATTTTGAACAACACCCCATAATGAAGACATTATAGCTTTTAAAGGTTCTAAAACTCGTGTAACTGCGTCTGCACCTCTTTGAGTAGATAAGAAACCTGCTACCAATAAACCCAAAGCAACCACAATAGCACCAATGCCTGTTTGAACTAATCCAATCTTTAGAAAATTTAAAGCTTTAGTAAGTAAACCGCTTGATGATGCAGCCCCCTTTTGTCCTGCGTCCATTGCTTGACTTCCTTTTGCTTGTGCTTGTGCTGCAATAGCTTGGTCTATCATTGTGTTAATTAGATTCTTTCCTGCTTCTACATTTTCTCGAATACTTGAAGTAAGTTCGCCTAAATTAACACCCATTACATTAACTTTTCCTAATGCGCTTGTAATTGCAGCTTCATAGTTACCAACGTTCCTACGATTGTCGCCAACTGCTTTTTCATTTTCTTTTAGCTTGTTAGTAATGTTTAGAATTTCGGCTGCTTGTTCACGACCTGCGACTGTATTTTCCCTTTCTTCTTGGCTTAATTTATCATAATCATTTGTTAGTATTTTAAGTTGTGCCCTTAGTTGCTCGTTGCTTCCTATTTCAGCGTCCATAACTTTATTATGGGCTTGTAATAAAGTTGTTTGCTCTCTTTTTTGCTTATTCAAATCAGTTAAACTACTCTTTTGGTCATCTAATTGTATAACCGTTTCATTTATAGCCTTATTTAAATCGTTATATGAATTTCTTTGTTCTTGAGTTGCTTTACCTGTTTTGCCTACTTCTTCTTCAAGTTTTGCTAATTCTTTCTCATAAGCTTTTAATAATGTTGTTGTTTCCTTAATAGCATTTCTTTGCTCGTATTGAGCCTTAGTAATTTCTTCAAGGTTTTTCTTAGCATTTTCTAAGCCTTTCATTTCTATATCGTAAACTATTTTTTCAGCCATTATAATAAGGTTAAGTTAGCTTGCGCTTGTTTGGTAATTAAATCATAACTCCAATCAATCATTTTATACTTTTGATTGTTGATTATGTAAGTTGTTCTGTTGTTTATAATCGTTCCGTTTTGGTCCTTAAAACGTATTTCAATTATTTTGTTATTCTTTTTTTGGTCGAATGTAGCTTTAAAAAATCCTTTCCACTTTTCAATAAAGAAATAATAGCGGCTCCATGTAATTAAAGCATCTATTGGCGTTGGGCTTGGGCTTGTTTGGTAGTTTACTGCATCTGTTTCTTGATAAATGCCCCCATAGTAACCATTTAAAACAACTATTATATTGTCCCAACTTTCTAATAAGCCACCATCAGTCGCAGGTAAAAGCGCATTATCCAAATAACTCCACGCAGCATTAAAATAACTTTCGTAAGTTTCTATATTTCTTTTTTGAAAAGTGTTTAATTCATAAAGATAACTACCAAATTCTTGTTTATCTAATATCTTAAATTTATCTAAGCTAACAGCCGTCAATAATTTTTGCTTTAAATAAATAGTTCCAGCTTGTAAATAGTCAAGTGTTACATCCGTTTCACGTTCAACCAATGCGCTTATATCTATTTCTTTATCTCTAATACTTGGGAGTGCTTCGTAAATAAAAGGAGTGTAACCCTCATCTTGTAACTCCATTCGGGCTTCGTCGCCCTCAATATCAAGTACTAAATTATTATCTACTAAAAAGCCTCTTAAAAAGTCAAATTGTGAAATGTCGCTTACTTCATTGCCTAAATAAATAGCATCACTATCTTGTACGTTATCATGTGAAATCATAAGATAATCACAATACAAAGTACTTATTGATGGTGCGCTAAATCCACTTTTAAAAGTTGGCTCAATAATTATTTCTAACCAATCATATAATTGTACTTGAATATCAATATCTAAATCAATGTAGTTACTACCTTGTTGTAAATAGCCATTAATTGTATCTATCATTGGTCGTGAAGTATATAATAGCGTAGGTATATTAAAAGGTGGCGGGGTTATTAAATCTGGCCTCCAAATAGCTATCCATACTTGGCAATCTTCTAAATCTCCATTATTAGTAAATTCCAAATTAGCTTTAACATTTACCTTATCTGTATTACTATTTCTAAATTCATAATTATTGCCAGTCACTTTAACTACTGACCCATTATTAGCTAAAGGAGTTGCAATATCTAACTTTGCATTATCAATTTGGTTTGATGTATCTGTCCATGTATTACTTGATAAATGAGCCTCTGTAAAACTTGAATATCGCAAATTTAAACCGTAGTCGCTATCCATAAATTCACTACTTAGGCTTATACCCTCATCCCAAAGAATTTTATTTATAATGTGCCTTACTGAAAAAAAGAAACCTAACTTGTTAAATTCTACTTGATTGGCTGTGTTTAGTTCTATTAAGTTTGGATGTCCTAAGTTGAAAGAAACCCCAGTATTTAATGATTGAGATATTCCCGATTCAAGTGCAACAATAGCGTTAGCGGGTGTAAATGTCCATTGATAATCATAATTAAACAATTCACTTAACTTTTTTCTTGATAAGTTGTCCATTAAGTTATTAAACGCTCCTACAAATAAAACCTTAAAATTTTCATTGGCATAACCTCTAACATATAAAGTACCTTTTTGATAGATGTTATTATCTATTTTTATGTAGCTATCTCCAAATGCTTCACTTTGTGCACCTTCTGTATTGATATTGCTAAAAGCTAATTGATTCTTTGCAGTAATCGGGATTGAAAACTCTACGGATTTTATACCTGTACGTGCTTGTAAACTCTCTACCTTAGTTAATCCACCACTTACAATAAAGTTTTGTAAAACCTTATCGTTAATGTCTAAGTCTATTCCTTTGTAGTTAATCATATAAAAGCTAATGGTTTTTGTGAGTTCTTATATTTAAAATTAAATTTGATACCTCTTGAACCGTCCACTAAAGTATAAACACCATCAAATAAATTAACAAAGCATTGATTAGCTTCATTATTGTTTATTATTATGCATATATGCCATTGACTATTGATGAAATCACGCAACTCCTCCTTGTGTGCTTGGCTAAAATATTGACTTCTTACTTCAAATTCTTGTGAAAATTCTTGATTAATTTTTAAAGTGTTAGCACTCGTATTAAAGAAGCTTGGAAAAGTTAATTCAGGTACGTATCCACTCATAAATTCATCTGACTTTGTGCTTGCTTTTTCGTTTAAATAAGTTTGGAAAATGATATTTTCAAGGCATCCGTATCTATTTTTAAATACAAATTCAATAGTGTTACATAGATTATTAACATGGTAGTATGTACAATTTGTATTAGTGCCACTTTCACGAACTCTAAAACTTTCAAAAGTTGCTAAAGTTCCACCTCCAGACTTTACAAATTCAGATATAATAAAGTCTTTATTTAAAGGTACTCTAATTAATTTATTTAAGTATGTAGTTAAATCGAGTACTCCTGTTTCAAATATTGTGCTCCCATTGTTTGGTTCGCTTACTTGGTAAGTGTCCACAATTAAACTTTCCTTTGTTACAAATAAGCTAACCCCATCAACTATACCTTGAATTTTTTTACAAAAGTTTTTAGGATTTGTTATATTTAAATCACTTGCATACAATAAGTTTTTATAGTCTATTGGATAGCGTGCGCTTTGTTCTTCATTTGTATCATTAACCCTATTATCTAAAAAAGAAAAAGCATAAAACTCATTACTTGTTAATGGGCTTAATGCGTTAATTGTATCACTTACAACAACTTCAAATTTTCCATATAAATCTGTTAATTCAGTTATTGCTGAACTATCAAGGCCTTGCATACTTCTTACATCAAAAATACTTTTAAGATAATTTGAAGCGTCAAAAAAATACTCATTGTTTATGTTTGGTGCTTTATATGGTGGTACGTTTGGAATACTTGCGCCTGCACTTGTCTTAATTTCAAATGTTAAGTATGTAGGATTGTTGGTAGTTTCAGTCGCAACAAAATTTACTTGCAAGTAACCTGAGTAATATCCATTGTTTGTTGGCTGTGTTGTTAGTGCTATTGCCATGATTTTATATTTGTATCTACATAATTCTTTACCATTTCATCAATGGCGTTCTTGTTTTCATTTAATACCTTTGGTGTAATATCTAATCCATTGCTATCTTTTGGTGCGCCATTCTCATATATCTTTCTTTGTATAACCGTTGCACTCGGAAAGCTGCCACCTATTCGGGCTTTCTTATCACTTATCCATTTTTCTAACTTAGTAAGGCTTACTAAAGTTCCTGCGGGTGTTCCTTTGTCTATATTCTCCCAATAATCAACACCTTTAACTATTATTCGGGTTATAGTGCTTTCTTCACGTAACGATAATACGGCTTCTCCACTTGCTTGACGCTTGTGAAAGTCCATTTTTTCTTTCGTTTTTCTAATTAAAAAGTCTGCTATCCTACCCATAAACGCAAAAGTAAATAAAAATAATTATAATTTTCAAGTTTTTTCTTGTGCTTTTCGGCTTTCTATAAAACTCATTACATCTTCTAAAGGAGTGTTTAACACTTGGTCGAATGCGTTTCTACTCATTTGGGGGTTCGTGAAAACACCTGTGGTCGCAACGTCTGCAAATAAAGGGTAGTAACCCATGCGTTCAAGGTACTCATTCCTTTTTCCAACTCCGCCACTACTGCTGAATGTCGCTGCATACTTTCCCCCCATTTCATCATAAAATTGAGCAAAAAAAAACTGCAAGCGTGTATAACATCCATTCGTGCGTGTTCTTTTAGCCATGCTATTCTGTCTTCAATAGCTTGCAAATCTTGATAATACTCGCCATCTCTAAGATAAACCGCTGCAATTAAGATACCTTTATCAATTTCGCTTGATTGCTCTATTTGTTTAAGTAGATCGGTGCAATCCATGAAGTCACCGGCCGTTCCTTTTTCAAAAGTTCTAATCGAAAACTTACGCCCTTTAATTTCAAATGTTTCTTTAGGTCGTTCACGTTCCAAGAATGCAAATTGAGTAACAAAAAGATTATTTATTTTATCCCATTCAACCATGATTAACTCCTCATAAGTAATCCCTTTGCTTAAAGCTGCAATTACCCTACAAATACTTTCAATGCTTTTTCTTTGTGCGTCTAATGTATTACCTGCTTCAAAATCTTTCATTGCTTCTGCTGCTAATTGAATGTATGGATACGCTTCATTCCATTGATTGTATGTAATGTCGTATCGTCCTGTAGGTATTAAAAACTCTTTTTGAGTTATGCCGTTTGCTTTAAAGCTAAATCTATTCATATAAAAACTTGGTTTTTAGGTTTTCTATAAGTTACAATGTAATAACCTGCTGCATCGTTTAAATGGTCAAATCCACTTACCTTGTCTGGTATGCCGTTTTTATCGTACGCTTGTTGTTCTAATGATTGTGAATATTCGGGACAAGTGTGTTTATTAACTTTATATCCTTTTCTAAACATCATATTCATTGTGTTTATTCTGTCTTTTATTGCTGGATTAGTCCTATCAACGTGCAATCCAAATCCAAACCTTTTAATTATATCGTGGTCGGTTTCGCTGCTGCTTGATTTTCTACTCTGTCCAGTTGCATCGGGATAAACTACTATTTTATTGCTCGGATAACGCTCTTTTATCAAAGCACACATTTGCTCGGTATTATAAGCCTTTGTTATTTCGGCAACGGCTAAAGGTTCGTTATTATCTACAACGTGAACAACGGCAGCCATATTAGTGACATTAAAGTCCATACCTATAAAAAGTATGTCCTTATCATTTGCCGTTCGGTCCGTATGGTTTACATTCCTATCGTAATCAATATAAACACTTCCGCTTGTTAAGTTCACAAACTCGCCATCTAAATACGCCCTTAATTGGTTTTCATTGTATTGCTCTGTTAAACTTGCAATGTAATCTGTACTAATAAAAGGATTGTTTTTTGTTGTGGCTTGGATTAACTTTTTATTTTCGCTTGCATTAACTACAAAGAAATCATAAAGAAATCTAAATCCCTCTGGAGTGCTTACAAAGTCGGTAGCGTTATTGTTACCTTGAAATTTTACGGAGTTCCTTGCTAAAATCTTAATCATTACTTCCTGCATCTTTGCCTTAGGTAGCACATCCGCTTCATCTACTAAACTATACCCTACTTCATAGCCTATTATTAAATCGGGATTATCCATTGACCTTAAAATTATCCTACCATAAGGAGTGTGTATGTCTTTATCGCTCTTATTAATAATGAAAGGGATTTCTTGTTGTGTTAAAATGTCTGCAAACTTAGGAAAGGCAATATCTTTTATAAGTGGGTATGTAGGTAAGTAATAAGCTACATCAACTTTAGGCATGGCTAACTTCTTTGTGATTGTCTTAATTACGCCTGCTTGACTTTTGCCACTTCTAAAGCCACCTACTAAGCCTGTATGCCTTGATTGGCTTTTAATAAACTCTGCTTGATGCCTTAGTATTTCAATCATTCAATAATTTTGAACTCTAAAGGTGTTATGTTAGTAGTTGTTTGTTCAACATAACTTTGGTTCAATTTTCTATGCTCTTCACTATCTGCAAGTAACCTCATTGCTGCAACTTGCAATGTAGGATTGTCTCCAGCAATCCACTTATTAAGCATATAATTTTTAGCCGTTACTCTATTTTGCTCAATAGCACCCTTTATAGTGTGCATTTCGTGCAAATCATATTCGTATGCCGTTCTTCTTGAAAAGCTTGTAAACCCAAAGCAATGGTCAAAGAAAGCTATTTTTTTTTCTTTAATTACTTTTAAAAGGTCTGCTTCGTATTGTGCTTGTTTTTTCGTGTCCATTCTTATAAGTTTAATTGTATTGCAAAACTTGTACCTCTATGCTTTGCTTCTTTTATCATTCCTGGATACATTTTAATTAATTTTTTTCACTGCATCTTTTTCTTTTGCAATTCTATTACTATCCCTGCACCCACCCCTTAATTGTGTATGCTCATGTTGCATAAAAATAATATTTGAACGCACTATTATTCCTCTTTCTGTAAAATGCCTTAAAGTTAATTCATAATCTTCTTTAACCTCAAAAGTTTCATCAAAATAATAAGAACCACTATTTATCATACCCATGCAACTACCTAAACAAACTCCATTGAATAAGAAAGGATTGTAAGCATAGTTTGTTAGGTTATTTCCTACTGTAAAAAGTCCAAATATTTTAGAATTGCTTTGCTCCGATATTTCAAAAAGTTTTTCTATTTCTCTAATATAAACACTTTCTTCTTTTACTCTCTTTACTTTGTATTTTTCGTCTGTTCTTTCTACAAAGCCACCATATTCAAAATCATCATCTAAAAAGAAAATATTGCAATCGTTATTTTTTAATATCCAATTTCTAGTTGCTGTAATACCTTTTAATTCAATAGGTATTCCTACTATTTTATTTTTATAAATAGAATATTGTTTGACTTCGTTTTCAGGAACGTAAATAACCGCACTTTTAAATATTTCGTTTGAAGTAATTAAACCCGCCCGCCCCTTACTTGGTATTGCTATCTGAAAGTTCATTTAGTACTCTTTCTTTAAATGTTTTTAAATCAAAAACTCTTTCTATTCCTGTTCCTACTTTGTCGCTTGAACTACCTATTTTACAACCACCTTGACGGACTAATCCACACTTAAAAATACTTTGTAATTCTTGCCATTCCTCACTATCTTCATCTGCCATAATTAAAATATATTCTTTCTTTGGAATTACTTGAAGGGATTTAGGTATTTTTATTTCATCTCCCTCTTCAGAATTATCAATTTCTTTTTCAATAGGCAAATCTAAACCCCAATCTTCTAATTCTTTAACATCCCATTCATTCTGCAATAAATCCCAATCCCACTCTCCCCCGCTTGTATTGTCTTTAATTAAAAATTCACGTTCTTGTTCCTCTGTTAGATTATCTGCTATAATTATAGGTACTTCTTTTATCCCTAATTCTTTGCAAGCCTTATATCTCATATTTCCGCCCAATATAATCATGTCTTTGTTTACAACAATAGGTCGTAAGTCTAACATCTCTGGAAAGTCCTTAATAGACTGAACCAACTTTTTAAACTTATCGTCTTTGATAAGTCTTGGGTTTTTTGGGTTTAGTTTAATATCTTTTAAATTCGCTTTCATTGCTATCTAATTAAATCAAAGGTATTGAATTTTTTACCAATTTGCAAAGTATCAGCTATTTCAGTAGGCACAAAGTAAGTTTTTTCTTTGCCTTTACTTGTTAGAATAGTTACTTCATATTCGTTTGGTGTTGTGTAGTTTGTTACCTTTTGAATAGTTTGTCCGTTATACTGCGTAAAACTCGGTACTTCAATAGTAGTAATTGGTTTTTGTGTTTTGCTTATTACTATTCCACTTGTGCATGAAGATAAAAATAGTAATGTTATAAGTGTTAATGTTTTCATTGTTTTACAAATTTAGTTATTTTTTTTGAATTTTATCTCTTAATTCTGCTGCTCTTTTGTAGTCTTCGTTTTCGAGTGCTTGGTTAAGTTGTTCTTGTAATGGAATTTGACTATTTTTTATTCTATCTAAACTTTCACTTAACTTATTCATCCACTTATTAAATTCATCTTGGTTAAATTGGATTCCTATGATATTACTATTAATTTCAAATGCTCTAACTTTCTTTCCTATTAATTCTTGATTGTTCATTTTCTTTTGTTTTTGGTTTATCAAAGATAATATTTTTTGATTAGTTTTTTACTCTTTTATTGTTAATTCTTCGTTTGTTAAAGCAAAGTAAAGGTTTTGAAGTTGGTTAAAATGTGTTTTTTAATTGTTTTTCTTTTTCCAGTAGCGGCTCTACTAATACTTGTTATGTGACACCCAAGATAGATTGCTGCATCACTATAATTTGTAAATTCTTTTTTTAATTGCCCAAACTTATCCCACAAATAAACTTTCTTTGTTAAATTTTTATTATGTGAATTTTTGTGATGCTTTTTACCATTTACACCCTTAATCATATTTTCGCCCCATGTTATTAATTGCATGTTACTAAACTCATAAATACCATAATCGTCTACTCTATCAATACTTGGTTTTTTATACTTATTGCATCCGCTATTTAAATATTTTTCCCACTTTTCTTTCAATCCATTTTTAAAAAGCCAATCAGCCAATTCTATTTTTGTGTATTTTGGTTCTTCATCACCTCTTCTTTTAGATTTATATCTTGTTGATGAATATGCTTGTGTAATGTAATTATTTATGTTCATAAAATATTAAATTTTAAAAACACTAAGATAGCCATTTTTTATTTAAATTCAATTTCTTTTTTAAATTTATTTTTGTAAAAATAGTAATTTTGTAATGTATGGACATGCTTCACCCATTTTGGTATTTTAAAGTCTTTAGGTGACTTTAAAAGCCATTCTTCGGTTAGCTCTATGGGTTCAAATTGGTAACTTGGTTCATATAAAAACTTTATCCCATTTCCAAAGCCTACGCTTGATTCAATAATATAATTTACTTCAATTATTGCATTTTGATATTTTACAAAATTTCCAATTCTTAATTCAGTTACTTTCATTTTCTTAGTTTTTAATGGTTAAAATGGGTCGTCTTCAAATATGTCGCTTTTAGGTATGCTATTTTCTACTTGCTCACTACTTGGTGTGCTATCTTTAGCCTAACTTAACAACTCAATCTTTTCAGCTTTAATAATTGTTTTGTATTGAGTAACGCCATCTTTGTCCCATTTCTCGGTTTTAATTTGACCTTGAACAGATACCAAAGTTCCTTTTGTTAGATACTCTGCAATTTTAGTTGATTTTTGAAAGCGTTTAATAGTGTGCCATTCGGTTTGTTCTACTTTTTCGCCCGCTTTGTTTGTGAAGCTTTCACTTGTTGCAAGCGTGAACGTTATTACATTCATTTCTGCGCTTACGTTATTGTATTCGGCATCTTTGCCTACTCTTCCTACTAATTGTGCGTTATTCATTGTATAAAGTTAATGTTTTTTAGTTAAATTTTATAGTAATCTTCTAAGTATTTTAGCGTGCTTTCTTTGTTTGAACCTCGATAAATCCCCCCATTGTGCATACGTACAATGTCGCTTTCATTTGCTTCAACTCCGCATTTTTCTAAGTGCATTTCAGCACCTAACCTTAGTAAATTTTCAGTAATCAACTTTGCAATTTCGGGGTTAAAGCAATCCTGGTGCGTGTATGTTGTGTTAAATTGTTCATTGTGTTCACGTACTGCTATTGCGTGAATTTGAAGTATTCCAAAAGCTAACCCATTATCCCCTATTGTGTCGGGATTGTTTTGGCTTTCCTTAATGCAGAGTTTAGCTACTATATCTTTGTAATTGATAGTATCTTCAATTATTGGCGTTTTTGGCTCTTTTTTTGGCGTGTGCTGCTTCATTTCATCTCTTACCATGTCTTTACATGTTATCATACCTAAATTAAACCCTAAGACAAATCCTAAGAATGTAAAAGCTATTGCAAAGAATATTCTTGATAGCAAGCTTGTTTTTTTAAATTTTCTCATTATTTTGTGTTTTTAATACATACACTACTTGTTTTGTTGTATATGTCGGATATATTGAGACATAGCGAATAGTTATAAGCAAGCACTACATTTCGTTTCCAAATAGAGTTTGCGTTTCAAATTTTTTATTAAAATCTCACACCCTCTTTAAAATAATATCGTAATACTTTTGTTCTTTTTCCATTACTATAAATTGGCGGTTTGTATTCAAACAAGCTATTGCGGTTGTTCCGCTTCCTGCTGTGTTATCCAATACTAAAT